CATACGAACGTATATGGTAGCAGCAGTAATAACATTGGTGCTTATTACATCTTTAGGTATTTTTGGTTACCTTTCGAAAGCACATTTGGAGCAAACAATTGAACAAGGTGGAAATAATGAAATTCAAATCGAGGCCTTGGAACGTCGCATTGCGCGTCAACAGGGTGTTATCCGCGATTCGGAGACTGTATTACTTCAACTCGACCGAGCAGTCCAGACACTTATTGATTATGATCGCATCCGCGGACCCTCAGGTTCGATCGCGGTTAGGTCATCCCAAAAAGAAGAAAGGCAAAGTCTTAACGACTCGATCTCTGATGCGTATGACGAAATCGAATCGCTTAACGACAAACTTATCCCGCTCAAGAAAACACAAATTAAACTTGAAGCGGAAATTGGCCCACTTAAATATATAGCGGAGGCTATCTATGGAGAAGATGCTAGAACGTATTTTGATACTGCAGTCCGTTGGATTATTATTGTTATTGTTATGGTATTCGACCCTCTTGCTATCGCGTTAATTTTAGCAGGTAATATTGGTTTAATGAATAGGACAATAGAAATAAAAGAAGAAGGTGTGTTAAAAGTAAACGCACAAAAAGTACAAAAAGTCGACTGGGATCATGCACCACATCCAAGTGAAAGAGATGGACTTGGGCTTGACGGTTGACATTTTTTAAATAGTATGGTAGAATTGATCTACAATATGAATGGAGATAAGAATGAGTGTATTAAGTAAATTGCAAAAGAACAGCACAATTAAAGATTCAGAAATTTTATCTGAGTCTAAGTTCTTTTCTGAAAAGGATATGATTCCAACCAGCATCCCCATTATTAATGTTGCATTGAGTGGTCGTTTGGATGGTGGTCTTACTCCCGGTCTCACTATGTGGGCCGGGCCTTCTAAACACTTTAAAACAGCATTTAGTCTTTTAATGGCTAAAGCTTATTTGGACAAATATGAAGATGCAGCGCTTCTTTTCTACGATTCTGAGTTCGGTACTCCTCAAGCGTATTTTGAGTCTTTTGGAATTGACCGTGATAGGGTTCTTCATACTCCTATTACTGACGTTGAGCAGCTTAAATTTGATATTATGAAGCAGCTTGATCAATTGGATCGTGGTGACAAAGTGTGTATTATCATTGATTCAATTGGTAATCTTGCTTCAAAGAAAGAAGTTGAGGATGCACTTAATGAAAAGTCAGTTGCTGACATGTCTCGTGCAAAGCAAATCAAATCATTATTCCGTATGGTTACACCTCACCTTACACTCAAAGATATTCCAATGGTGGTAGTAAATCATACTTACAAAGAAATTGGTTTGTTCCCACGTGATATTGTTGGTGGTGGTACCGGTTCTTATTACTCAGCTGATAACATTTATATCATTGGCCGGCAACAAGAAAAAACTGGCACCGAAGTCACTGGTTACAATTTTATTATTAACGTAGAGAAATCACGTCATGTAAAAGAGAAATCAAAAATCCCAGTGTCAGTATCTTGGGAAGGTGGTATCAGTAAATGGTCTGGCTTACTCGATGTTGCATTGGCCGGTGGGTTTGTTGTCAAACCTTCCAACGGCTGGTATGCTAAAGTAGATATTGAAACCGGTGAAGTTGAAGATAAAAAGTATCGAGCAAAAGAAGTTGATACTAAAGATTTTTGGATGGATATCATAACATCTAAAAAATTCTATGATTATGTAAAGAACAAATATTCTGTAGCTCATAACTCGATTATTACAAATGAGGAAGTTGTAGATTTTATGGAAGCAGTAGATGAGTGATATTAGTATTGAAAAGCTAATTCTTGGTAATCTCATTGACAATGATAATTATGTAAGAAGTGCACTTCCTTTCATTAAACAAGATTATTTTGTAGAGTACGAATATCGAGTTATATTTGATCTCATTGAAAATTACTTTACCAAATATAATTCAACACCAACTCAGTCTGCACTTAAAATTGAGCTAGATAGTGTTGACGTTAATGATGATACGTATAAAGCATGTATCGATGTCATCAACGAACTCAAAGGTGGTGATGTCGAAAATGATTGGTTAATCGAGCAAACAGAAAAGTATTGCCAAGATAAAGCAATTTATAATGCTATTATGGAATCTATTCAAATCATTGATAATAAGTCGTCAATGGATAAAGGATCTATTCCCGAAATTTTGTCAAATGCTTTAGCCGTATCGTTTGACACTAACATTGGTCATGATTTCTTGGAAGATTACGAATCACGTTATGATTTCTATCACCAGGTAGTTGAACGTATTCCTTTTGACATTGACTATCTTAATAAAATTACTCGTGGTGGTATCCCAAGAAAAACATTAAACATTATCCTTGCCGGTACTGGTGTAGGTAAAACACTTATGATGTGTCACTTTGCTGCATCTAATCTTATGCAGGGTAAGAATGTATTATACATTACTCTTGAAATGGCAGAGGAACGTATTGCTGAACGTATTGACGCTAATCTTATGGGTGTACCACTCAACGATTTGGAAACATATCCTCGCGAAACTTATGACACAAAAATTGAAAGACTACGTGGAAAAACAAAAGGTAAGCTTATTGTAAAAGAATATCCAACTGCTTCAGTTGGTTCGGGTCACTTCCGTCATCTTCTCAATGAGTTAAAGATGAAAAAGAAATTTGTACCTGATGCAATCTATATTGATTATCTCAACCTTTGTACAAGTAGTCGACTCAAGATGGGATCTAATGTGAATAGTTATACCTATATTAAATCTATTGCAGAAGAACTCAGAGGCCTAGCAGTTGAATTCAATCTACCAATCTTCAGCGCAACACAGACGAACAGAACTGGCTATACTAATTCTGATGTTGGACTCGAAGATACCTCGGAATCTTTTGGTCTACCAGCCACTGCTGACTTTATGATTGCAGCAATTTCGAGTGAGGAACTTGAAAGTCTTGGACAATTAATGATTAAGCAATTAAAGAATCGTTATAATGATCCAGGCCTGCATCGACGATTTGTGGTTGGTGTTGATAGAAGTAAAATGAAATTGTTTGATGTAGAACAAGCTGCCCAAGATAATATTGGTCGTGATATTGCTGACACCCCAGTAATGGATAACACTGACTTTGGTATGGGTTTACGTAGAGAAAGATTTGATAAACAAAAATTTGAGGCTTTAAAATGATGGTGGCTAAAAAGAATATAAATAATCGACGTAAAGTAGCTCTTGAAAATCTCAAGAAAGCTATGTTTGTTGAAAAGAATGGTCGCTCTGAACAAGAGTGGAAAAAGAAAGTCGAATACGATATTTCTGTATTGGAAAAAAGAATTCAATGACGAGAATAAAGTTCAAACACTGGAAAACAGGAAAAGAACTTGTTGAAGTAGGTGAATTACCTGCACAACTTAATTCACCGTCATCCGATCGTTATGTATTACAAACACCACATGGTGATTTCGTTGACATCATAAAAAATACAGTTATTGTTATGGAAGATGTGACAAATGATAAATTACAAATATAATGAAGATGAGTTGATCGCTGAGTTAAAAGGTTATATTGACGCAACCTATGCTCAACATTACTCCCAAGGTAAAATCCAAACGACAGAGGTCGTCATTGATCAGGGGCATGGCACTGGTTTTTGCATGGGTAATATTTTAAAGTACGCACAGCGTTACGGCAAAAAAGGAGAAACGGCTGAACAATGGCGAAAAGACTTGCTTAAAGTTTTACATTATGGAGTAATTCAGCTGTATATACATGACAGAGAGAATGCGGAAAGGAGTATTCAGAGTGAAGATTGAAGGTGAAGAAGTACCAAATGTAGTCTTTCAGACACGTATACGTGATAATTCTATTGATGGTGATAACCCATATCGCTGGCAAGAAATGACAACCGATGACTATTTTAAAGGTCAACGTGTTGTAGTGTTTAGTTTGCCTGGTGCATTTACACCTACATGTTCAACTTACCAATTGCCAGGATTTGAGTCAATGGCAAATGAGTTTGCTGAGTTTGGTATAAATAATATCTATTGCATGTCAGTTAACGATTCTTTTGTTATGAATGCATGGGCAAAAGATCAAGGCTTGCAAAATGTAAAAGTCATTCCTGACGGATCAGGTCTATTTACAAATGGAATGGGAATGTTAGTCACCAAGGACAATCTTGGGTTTGGCCAACGATCTTGGAGATACGCTATGATTGTTGAAGATGGCGTGATTGAAAAGATGTTTATTGAGCCAGGAAAAAATAATAACATTTCAGAAGATCCCTATGGAGAAACATCACCGACTAATATTTTAGCTTGGCTAAAGGAGAATGAAGGGTGAGTAAAAAGAATGCGGTGAGATACATTAAAATGTTTCTTGCAATGCCGCTAGTGCTTGTGTGGGATGTCTTTTATTGGAGTCTATCACAAGTGTATAAAGGTGCCAGTTACATTGACGAAACTGGTGGTGAATTTATCGATAAGTTTATTAATGACTAGGAGCATATTATGTCAGAACAACAAACTGTAACACTTCCTATCGAAGTGATGAACAAAGTACTTAACGTACTTGGCCAAATGCCTTACGCTCAAGTAGCAGAGGTGATGGGTGCTGTTCAACAGAATGCTCAGGTAAGCGGTGGTGGTGATCTCACCCCTGCAGAGCCTGCAGCTGACACCGAAGAAGCCGCTTAAGCGGTATTCTATTCCGGCCCTTCGGGGCCGGTTCTTATAACAAAAAAATCTAATACAAGTGGTAATATTACCACTTTTTTTTGCACAAAAAACTGTTAGAAATCAATAACTTATGATGACATATTTTTCCCTTATAAATCAATAACTTAGAATTGTACAAATGGTCCATACTGGTGTAGAATGGTACCATAAATTAGAGATTAAGGAAAAAACATGAATATTGACCCCAAGCGAGTGTACGACAAAATTGCCTCTTGGACTGCAGCTGAGGAAGAAGGTGTACGTGAAAACTTTTTCGAGTATCGAGCAGCACTCGGTCCTGAAGCAACTAAGACTTTCCACGAGTTTCAGTGGGGTATCGCTTGTCAAAATGTTCTTTTTGAAATGATTAACAACGGTGAGGTGTCTCTTTAATGGCTAAGCAACTTTACATTTCTGAGTTTTTTGGTGACGTTTACAGTGGTGGTAACACCATCCCTTGGGACGCTGCTGCTAAGTACTTTCGTAACGCACACTTCGGTAAGTTCTACGCTGACGGCGAAGGTTTGCTCGAAAACCTGATTGGTTTCGAAAAGTTTTACGACAAGCAAATTCGTGCGATTGCTAACGGTGAGCGTGTTTGGACTGACAGTCAATACGAGTGTGAAGACGACTTCTACTCAGATTGGTGTTGGGAAATCTGTGCCTTCAACGTTCTTTGCGAAGGCTTCGGCAAGTTGTTTGCACCTGCTACAGAGGCAGCGTAATGAAAGATACACTGACTGGAATTTTTGTAATGGCACTAATGGGTGCCGCTCTTGGAATCATGATGGGGTTAGCAATATGACATTTACAAGTCTTCAAGGTTACATTCGAGCCACCTACCAAGAATTGGTAGAAGAATTTGGAATTCCTACTTACTCAGAACCAAGCGGTGATGAGAAAGTAAACACTGAGTGGGATCTCTTTATTGACGACACTCGTGTCACTATTTACGATTGGAAAGATTATGATCTTGGCAAGCGTAGTCGCTCTGGTAAGCCTTATCGTTGGCACATTGGTGGCAATGGTCGCGATGCTGTCCAAGTCGTGGCCACTCGTTTAAATAGAATGGCTTATTTTTCATAATAAATAATTTGGAGGAAATAGCTATGATGAAATTATTTTTAGTTTTACCATTTCTTGCACTTACTATTGGTTGTGCATCGCCATACCAGAATGCTTCTTATACTGATAAGTCCACACCAGAACAGCGTGACATTGAAGCATCTGGTGCTGCAGCAGTCGAAGCAGCTCGTTCAAATCGTAGTACAAATGGTAACATTCAAACCAATGTACAGCCTGCCGTTAAGCTTTCAGCTAATGATCAATATGACATAGACAATGGGCGCTATGTCGTTTATCATAATGGTAAACGTGATCATCGAGCTGAGCTACGACTATTGCAACAAAAGTCGCAATACCAACGTAAAGGATATGGCAGTTATGCTAATGATAGGTTCAAGCGTCAGTTTGACTATAAAATGAAGCGTAAAATTGACGAAGAAGTTCAACGAGTAATTGACAAAATCTTCTAATTGTGGTAGTATAATCTAATGGATCCAGTAAGTATTGTAGGTCTAATCATTCTGCTCGGTTATGCGTTTACGTTTGTGTTCGCTGCCGGCGTAATCATTTGGGCCCTCGGCGCCTTTTGGTCCGTTATTTGGACTATTTTGAAATATGGCTTTGGTTTTTTGTTTGGAGTAACGTTTATATTATGGCTGATATGGATAAGTATTTAGAAAAGAAGAAGTGGCACAGTCTAACTCAGCTCAAAGATTTTATTAATGAAAAAATCAAGGATGAGCACGTAGTAGAGTTTACTGGACTTATTCTGACAACTAACCGAGCCCATTATTTACTTGATCAAAATGGATTAAAGGTGGTTCTTAAATGATGGAAGAAGAAATTGTAAGTCCACTCGAGCATGAGCCAAGTCTAATCAAACCAGACAATACTTGGTATCCTCAAAATCTCGATTGGTACGTTAAATGGGGAGCTACGGTTCTCATTTTGTTTTCAATGATCTTTCGTTCGGCTGGTGTTGAATGGCGAATGTGGGATCTTGGACTTGGCACCGCTGGTGTCATACTTTGGTTATGGGTATCAGTTATGTGGAACGATCGAGCTTTGATTATTCTTAACGCTGTATCTGTTTTGTTATTAGCATCAACATTCTTAAATGAGTTATGAATCGATTTATAATTGAAAACACACCACAAGCGTGTGCACAAGCTCACTGTGACAAGCATGTTCCAAAGATGTATGTTGAGGAAGCTCAAATGCTTTCTACCGCTCACCGCATGCTTGATGGTGAATTAGAAATGAGACCATCCAAGTCTGGTAAACGTATGGTAAAGTATTGGAAGTTACCTGACGAACGTGAGGATGTTCTATACAAAGCTGTACACATGGGTCATCCCTGCACAAAGTGGTGTATGGAAACTGCAGGTAATTACAAATGGTCTTACCAAATGTATCTCTATCTTGGTATCGAGTTTGGTTATCGTTATGGCAAAGCGCATAAGACTGATGAGCTTGACGGTTGGCTATGTTTCCCTCCAAATAATATTAACCCATCTGAAGAAATTACACCAATGCCTCTTGCAATGGGATCGAATCCTGAATGTATTGACCATAGTGATGTCATTGGTTCCTATCGTAAGTTCTATCAAACCAAGCAAGAGAGATTTAAAATGGTATGGACCAAACGAGAAGTACCAGGTTGGTTTTTATATAAATAAAAGAACTATAATTATAAATCTATTTAGGAGAGAAATGCAATGGATCGTACTAATAGCAGTAAATTAAAATCTTTAAATGAAGCTATTAAAGATGTGATGTCCGGTCTTAACGAAGATGTAGAAATGCATAAGCGTTTTGCTGCTGCTCACACACATCATGCCAATACTCATGAACACGAAGTAACTAACGGTGGTCATGATGATCATGATTCTGCAGGCGAAGCTCACCATGATGCAGCTACTGCACATCATGCTGCAGCAGCCGCACATAAAAAGCATGGTGCTGGTTCACCGCAATATAAATCAGCAGCACAAAAGGCGCATAGCGCAACCCAGAATGCTAAAGAAGAATCGAGCTATGTAAAATTTAAAAAGGTTGCTAAACCAACAGCTAAGTTTGGTTAAACTTAAAATCACTTAAACGCAAAGGAGCTTCGGCTCCTTTTTTAGTGTACATTACTTTATAAATATAGTATAATAATAATTATAAGGTAAACACTATGGCCTTTTTAGCTAAAGCTAGTGCTACTTTTGATAAGCCGTATTTTAGACAACTTGCTGATAAGATTCAAGCCGGTGAACAAATAAAAACAAAAACCGGAATGATGAAAATGGATAAGAAAGATGCTGGTGTTGCATCTTATCTTAAAGCTGTTAAAGCAGGAACAGATTCTACTGTGCTTAAAGTAATTTATCCAGCTAGTAAATGGGCTGATGTTTTTGCTGGAAAAAAATGGACAGAGATTGATAAAGGTCAGTTTACTGGGAAAAGTGGTGGTGCTGGTGCAGGAACAATTCAAACACGTATTGCTGAAGCAACACAGTGTGTATGGAATGTGTGTGTGCTCAAAAATCCACGAAAAGCTCAGACAGAGTTTACTAAAAAGGATTTAAAGGCAGCATACGACAGTCCTAATTGTAAAGTACATGGTACCACATTTGAAGAAATATATAATATAGAAGAAAAGTGGCATAAGAGTGGCTATCTATCTGCTAAAAAACTAGTTGCTGATGGTTGGATTAATTTGAAACAAGAATT